GATATTAATATGATGTCTTTTAGAGGTGTTAATAATGTATTAGGTCATAACAAACAGAATTATAGCCTTTTAAAATTTAAGGGCGGTAAGAACTGTCATCATTACTGGTCATTGCAGGTCTACAAGAAGTCAAGTGGAAGAAAGGTTAATTCTGAAGAAGCTTACAACAAAGGTCTTAAAGAACCTGTCAATCCTTCTGAAATGGGAGAGTCAATGATAAGTAGGGGGGACAAAGGAGCATACCCAAGTGTGTTAAGTAGAATCAGAAAAATATTAGGACAATAATGAAATATCATTACGTATATCAAACAAAGAACGAAGTTAATGGTAAAACATATATCGGTGTTCATTCTACTTATAAATTAAATGATGGGTATATGGGTTCTGGATTAAATATACTAAAGGCTTTTAAGAAATATGGTAAACATAATTTTTCTAAAGAAATAATGTCATTCTTTGAAACAAGAGAGGAGGCTTTTCAAGAAGAGGCTTGGCTTGTTACGAATGAGTGGGCTAAAAATTTTAATAACTATAATTTAGATTTAGGAGGCAGGGGTGGCTCTGGATTTAGAGGCAAAAAACATTCCTTAAAGGAGGTTGAGAAAATAAAAAAAAGAATGAAAAAGGTTACACCTGTGAAAGCTATCGAAAAAAGGAAAAAAAGTGTTTATTGTGGGTATTTGGAAAAAGAATTTAATTCCCTAACCGCTTGTTCGGTAGCATTAGGTTGTTCTCAAGCCTCAGTAAGTATGATGGCTAACAATAAGCGAGATAATAAATACAATATACAATTAATATGAGCCAGAAAGCACTATTCATAACAGTAAAAGATTTAAAGGCAAAATCAATCATAAGCGGAAATACAGATGCTGATAAATTGATTCACTTTATAGAGGTGGCTCAAGATATTCACATACAGAACTACTTAGGTGGTAGGTTATATGATAAGATGCAAGCTTTAATTATTTCAAATGAAATGGACTTAGCTATTAATTCTGATTATAAGCTCCTTAGAGACGATTATATTAAGCCAATGCTAATATGGTTTACTCAGTCAGAGTACTTCCCTTTTGCAATGTTTAAAATAGATAATGGAGGTGTATCTAAGCACAGAGGGGAAGAGTCTGACGTAGCTAACTATGGAGATATTGACAGAATGATGAGCAAGATAAATGATAGGTCTGAGTTTTACACAAGACGTTTCTTAGATTATATCTGTGATAATAGCACTAAGTATCCAGAATATACCAATAATCAGAATGGAGAAATGTATCCAGATAAAGATGTAGATACTTTTTCAAGCTGGGTTTTATAATGGGTAATAAAAAAAAGACATATAAGACAAAAGAGGTTAACATAGTGAAGTTATCTGTTTTTTATGATAAGGTAAGAAAAGAAACTAAAAAAGAGAAAGCAAATGGCAAATGAAATCTATAACAGTTCTTGGTGGGGATTTAGTTCTCCTACTGGATTCGGTAACATATACGATAAATATAATAACCCAGACAAGTTAGCTAATTTCTTTGAAATAAGAGTTGAAGCTGATGGTGGAACGGTAGAAGCTAAAAGTTGTTTATCTGCTTTAGGTTTAAACCAATACAATTGGGAATATAATAATAGAGTAGAGGTTGATGGCGGTACAATAGAATCTTTAGAATGTGTAACTTTTTAATAATAAAAATAAACAAATAATATGGCAATACCAAAATTAGCATTAATACCAAGTGGGTTTAAAGCGGGTAAACTTTACTCTGTGCTTCCAACAAATGGAGATGGAGATTTTACAACTACAAGAAATACAGTAGCAACACGAGTTAATGAAAACGGATTAATAGAAGAAGTAGCATCTAATGTACCGAGATTAGATTATTCTGATGGCGGTTGTCCATCTCTTTTATTAGAGCCACAGAGATTGCAGAAGATACAGTATTCAGAAGATTTTAGTGATTCAAGTTGGAGTAAATTAAATTCTTCAATAGTTTCTAATTCTGTTATATCTCCAGATGGTACTTTAAATGCTGATAAAATTATAGATAATACAGTAAATACAGCACATAGATTTATAAGTGGTTCGTTTACTACAACTGCAACAAATTATACTTTTTCTATTTTTGTTAAAAAGTCAGAAATTAGATATGCGTATTTAAGAGGTAATGATAGTGGTGGTACTTATATTTCTGGAACTTTTGATTTACAAGATGGAGTTGTAACAGAAACGATTGATGGAAATTTAAGTATTCAAGATTATGGTAATGGATGGTTTAGAGTTATTGGTACTGCTGTATCAAATGGTAATGGTTCATCTTATTTTGAATTAAGAACATCTAAATCTCCAATATATTCAAATTATTTAGGCAATGGAACTGATAGCTTGTACATATTTGGTGCACAAGCAGAACAAGGTTCTTATCCAACATCTTACATACCTAACTACGGAACTTCTGCTGGTATTACTCGTTCAGCTGATACTGCTACAGGTGCGGGAAATGCTTCTACGTTTAATGATTCATCGGGTGTTTTGATGGCGGAGATAAGTGCTTTGGCTGATGATGGAACAAATAGGTTTTTAGGCGTTTCTAATGGCTCTTTATCAAATAGAGTTAATATTATATACAATACCTCAAATGAGTTATTAGGACAAATTCAAGGTGCAGGAAGTTTGAGTGGTGGTGGTGTGGATATATTATCATCTAATAAAATAGCATTAAAATATAAATTAGGAGATAATCAATTATGGGTAAATGGAATTAAGGTAGATTCGAATACATCCACATTAGGTTCAACAGTTGGTTTAAATGTTTTAGATTTAAGTGCAGGAAATGGTAGTTTTCCTTTCTACGGTAACACAGAACAAATTCAATACTTCGATTCAGCATTAAACGATTCAGATTTAGAAAAATTAACGAGTTGGACATCTTTTACCGCAATGGCTAACGGACAATCATACACAATTATATAATTATGGCAAATACTTTAAATTTAGGAACAGACGGAAATTGGGCAACAAAAGAAGATTCTTTGTTAGCTTACAATTCAGAAAATGGAAACTTTAAGCCATTAGCATTTGATTTTACAAGAAATGGATGTTGTGCTACGGTTGTAAACAAAGATGGTTTAATCGAAACAGTTGGTGGAGATATACCAAGAATTGACTTTAGTAATGATGCTAAAGGTGCTTTATTGTTAGAGCCGACAAGGAGTAATAATTTACTTCAATCTAATCAATTTGATACAACTTGGATAAATTCTGGCACATCTGTTACAAGCGGATATTTGGGTTTAGATGGTACTAATAGTGCTTGGTTATTAACCAAAGGTGCAAATGGATTCGAGAATACAAGACAAAACATAACTTTTAGTGGTATTCATACATTTAGTGTTTATTTAAAAAAAGGTACAAATACGACTGCGGTACTACGTTCAACTGGCGGTTTAGATGCAAAGGTTGAAATTAATCTAATTGATGGAACAACAAGCGGAGAGGTAAACACTACGTCTGTTAAAACCGAATCAATGGGTAATGATTGGTGGAGATGTTCTATAACTTTTAATGCTTCAAGTAATACTGCGGTTAGAATATATCCAGAAGCACCTTTAGGTGGGACAACTGCGGGAAATATCTACATACAATACGCACAATTAGAACAAGGAAGCTACGCTACTTCTTACATACCAAACTTCGGAAATTCTGCTGGTGCAACGAGGAGTGCAGATGTTTGTAATAATGGAGGTAATGAGCAAGTGATAAATTCAACAGAGGGTGTATTGTATGCAGAGATAAGCGGATTAACGGACATAGGTACTAATCAAAGTATAGCTATTTCAGATGGTTCAATAAGTAATAGAATTTTATTAAGATACAATAGCACAAATCAAATTAGGGTAATAGTAATTTCTGGAGGTGATTTTGTTTTTGATAAATTATTAAACATATCGAGCATAGAGGAATACAACAAATTTGCAATTAAATACAAGCAAAACGATTTCGCTTTATGGGTTAATGGGTTTGAATTAAAAATAGGCGATTCTGGTGTAACACCAACTGGATTAAACGAATTAGCACTTGATGATGGAAGTGGTATTAATGACTTCTACGGAAACGTTAAAGACTTAAGAGTTTATAACACCGCATTAAGCGATAGTGAATTAGCAGCATTAACAAAATAAGTAACAAATACACACGTATAACCAATAAGAGTAATATTATGAATAGAATAGGAAAATACCAATTTGACAATAAAGAACAAGCACAAACAAAGATTGATGCTTTAGGAACTGCAACTGATGAAGATGGAAATGAATATCCAACTCACAAACACACAATCGTACATTTAGGAAATATTGTTTTAGAACAAGCAGTAATTGACGAAGATGGAGAAATAGAAACAGAAGCAGTCTTATCAGAAGATTGGCATTTAGATGTTCTATGGTCTGATTTAGAAGCTGATGAAGATGGTACTATTGACCATCCTTATGGTTGGAAGTCTAAAAGTGTTAATATTGATGGAGATGGTGTACACGCTTTCTTTGGGCTGAATTACGATTCTTTAAAATTCTAACGTTGGAGATGCAAGATATAAAAATAGGAGCAATTAATCTACTAACTTTTACAGTTAGCTTTTCAAATATTGAACAATGGTTAAAAATAACTTTATTAGTTGTTTCTATTGCATATACTGTATTGAAAATATTTAAGATGAGTAATAAGGATAAAGATAATGAGCAAATACTTTAAGAATATAGAAGATAATATGGATGTTGATTTTCTTGCTAAATTAGATGAAGCAAGAGAATACGCAAATATACCATTTATTATAAATTCTGCGTATAGAAGTCCAGAACATCCGTTAAGTATTAAAAACCCAACATCAAGCCATATTAAAGGTTTAGCGGTTGATATATCTGTAAAGGATAGTAGACAACGTTTTTTAATATTAGATGCCTTAATAGCGGTAGGATTTAGTCGTATAGGTATTGCTGGTACATTTATTCACGTTGATTTAGATTTAGATAAATCACAGAATGTAATATGGACTTATTAAGAGGATTATTTCATTCAGTTATGTTTATTTTGGGAGCAATCATAAGAACTGAATTTGTTAAATATCCAAATCTATTAATATTGTTTAGTTGGTTATTAATAATAGTATTAAGTATAAAAAAGTTAATTCTCTTTACGTAAAGAGTTTAATACGATAAAAAATAAAGATTATATTAACAGATAGTTATAACTAAAAGTGATTATGGATATAAATTTAATTTTATTAATGCCTAATGCAATGATTTTAGGTTATCAGCATTACGAAGAAGATGAACAATTTGAATATTCAGAACTAAACATCTTTTTATTCTTTGTACAAATACAATTCCGTTGGGGAGAAAATCTATAAGATATGAATTATACTTATATACATATAATAGATGTAAAAAACACTAAATTATACTCTCATACATATAAATAAAATTATGAATATATTAAGTTTAATAGGAAATCTATTAGGTATTGGTAAAGGGTTTTTAGAAAACAAAGCTAAATTAAAGCGTTTAAAGCAAGAACAAGACTTTGCTATAATACAAGCACAAACAAAAGCAAACGTTGATAGAATCCTTTCTAATACAGATTCAGACAATCAAATAGACTTAATTACTGCACAACAAAAAGATAAAACATTTAAAGATGAAGTTATTACTTACTTGTTTTTAATACCAGTTTTTATTGCAACTATAACACCTTTTATAATAGCTTTTAAGGAATCTAATTACACAGAACTTGCAAATGATATTAGAATATCTTACGAGAATTTAGATAGATTACCTAATTGGTATAAATACGTTTTAGGTGCTATTGTAATTGATGTTTTAGGATTTAGAAGTTTTGCAAGAAAGATTGTAGATAAATACATAAAGTAAACGTATACTTTTCACACTAACCATATTACTGTATGTTAAGCAAATATACAAAATAATTTAATAAGTAAATGTTAAAGTTTGTTAAAGTATACGAT